GCAATCACTCGACGAGTTCATGGCTCAGTTGGTTGGAGTGTTTCGCGAGGTCCGGCGCGTGCTTAAGCGGGACGGGACGTGTTGGGTGAACATGGGGGACAGCTACGTTCACGGAATGCCTGGTGGCGGTTGTGTGTTTGAGAATGGAAGAACCGATGGCCGTCGAGGGCATGAGTCCGACAAACACAAGGGAAGAACGAAGGTTTGCACGCTGGTAGAAGGGCTGAAGACCAAGGAATTGATCGGCCAACCGTGGCGCCTTGCATTCTCGACGACGGCAAGACCGAAAGCATCGCCTGGGAAGATCCAGACACAGGGGCCTTTCTTGGCACGGCTGGGCAGTTTTCTTGGTTTAAAGAGGAACAGACATGAGACACGACTACGCACAATTGATCGCAAGGAAAGCCGTCACGGCGCAACGCCACGGCATTGAGGCATCGGTATTCAGTCCAGCGCTTTTCGACTACCAGCGCAATGTCACGGAGTTTGCGCTTCGGGCTGGTCGGGCCGCGCTGTTTCTCGACACCGGCCTTGGCAAGACAGTTTGCCAGCTTGAATGGGCGCGGCAGATCCCAGGCAAGAAACTGATTCTGGCACCGGTGGCAGTCGCTCCGCAGACAGTACGCGAGGCCCGAGAGAAGCTCGGAATTGAGATCGGCCATTCTCGCGACGGGTCAACCGATCACGACATCACGATCACCAACTACGAGCGACTTCACCTTTTCGACCCATCCGAGTTCACCGGTGTAGTGCTGGATGAATCGTCGATCCTGAAAAGCTTCGATGGCAAGACCAAGCAGAGGCTTTGCTCTGCGTTCGGACAGACACCGTATCGGCTCTGCTGCACGGCGACTCCGGCGCCGAACGACTACACCGAGCTTGGGAATCATTCAGACTTCCTTGGAGCCATGCCTCAGTCCGAGATGTTGGCGCGCTGGTTCATCAACGATTCTAGTAACACCGGGACGTGGCGATTGAAGGGGCATGCCGTGCGTCCATTCTGGGAATGGGTAGCAACCTGGGGTGCGTGCGCTGAAAAGCCTTCGGACGCTGGTGGTGACGACTCGCGGCACAACCTGCCACCGCTCACGACTCAGGTTCATCAGGTCGACGCCGAGCTGGCTCCGTCGATTGATACCGGGAGCCTGTTTGGAACATCAGACCTCTCCGCAACCTCTATGCACGCGGACAAGCGGGCGACGCTTGGGAAGCGGTGCGGAGTGGCGGCAGACATCGCGAATTCGAGCGGTGACTATTGCATCGTCTGGTGCGAGTCAAACGCTGAGTCAACCGCACTGGCAAAGATGATTCCCGATGCCGTTGAGGTCGTCGGGTCAGATGATCCAGACGAGAAGGAAGCCAAGCTCGACGCGTTCTCGCGTGGCGAGGCGAGAGTCATTGTGACCAAGGCATCCATCGCAGGCTTCGGACTCAACTGGCAGCATTGCAACCGTGTCGTATTTGGCTCCGTCTCGTATTCCTTCGAGTCCTACTATCAGGCCGTGCGCCGAACGTGGCGATTCGGTCAGAAGCGACCCGTCCACGTTGACGTTGTCATAGCGTCATCCGAGCAAGGCGTCTGGCAGGCCATCCAGCGCAAGATGCGGGATCACGATGGAATGAAAGAAGCCATGCGCTTCGCCAAGTTTTCAACCGATCACAATCGAATCATTCGCAACCCGTATAAACCATCACTATCAGCCAACCTCCCATCATGGATGCTCGCAGCGTAACCGTTCTCGACGCCGAACATGGCGCGTCTTGGTCAGCCTACAACGCTGACTGTGTCGACTTCGCATCGCAGATGCCCGGTGAATCAATCGGGTTTTCTGTCTACTCGCCACCATTCGCAAACCTCTACGTCTATTCGGAATCCCCGTGCGATATGGGGAATTGCGCGGATGACGACGAGTTCATGGAGCAATACACGTTCCTCGTGCGTGAGATGTTCCGAGTGACCAAGCCTGGGCGCGTCTCATGCGTGCATTGCATTGACCTCCCGAGCTTTAAGTGGAAGCACGGAGAGGTTGGATTGCGAGACTTCCCAGGCGCCATCATCAAGGCACACCAAGACGCCGGCTTCATTTACCATTCTCGGATTACGATCTGGAAAGACCCAGTCACCGAGATGCAGCGTACGAAGTCAATCGGGCTTCTCTACAAGCAGCTCAAGAAAGACTCCACCATGAGCCGGCAGGGACTCCCGGATTACGTTCTGGTGTTCCGAAAGCCCGGGGACAACCCAGAACCGGTCGAAAAGACTCCCGACAACTTCCCTGTTGATCGGTGGCAGCAATGGGCATCCCCGGTTTGGATGGACGTTCGGCAGAGCAACACGCTCAACGTGAAGCAGGCCCGCGAATCCGGCGACGAGAAGCACATTTGCCCGCTGCAACTCGACGTGATCGAGCGATGTCTCGTGCTTTGGAGCAATCCCGGCGACACGGTCTTCTCTCCGTTCATGGGCATTGGTTCCGAGGGCGTCATGAGCGTGAAGCTCGGAAGGAAGTTCATCGGGACGGAACTCAAGCCGTCGTATTTCAAGCAGGCTTCCGGCTATTTGAAGCAGGCCGAGGCAGAGGCGAGGACTCTTTTCGATCTTTGACACCAACCACAGACACCAATGACACACCAAAACGAATTACCGATCGGACTCACGCAAAGGCTTGCGGAATTGCCAACGCCAAACGTCGCGATGCGACGACCGGCGCGGAGCGGAATCACCATCGCGATTGACCCCGGAGCCTCGGGCGGGTTCGCGATCCAATACCCCGACGGGAAGATTGACCTTGAGGCGATGCCAGACACGGACGCGGAGCGGTTGACCATGATTTTGACCGCAAAGGACCGCGCAGGAATTGAGGGCGTCCCTATCTCGGCAGTCATGGAGCAAGTCGGCGGCTATATCCGGCCACGAGGCAAGGACGGCGGCGCCCAGCCTGGGTCAGCAATGTTCAACTTCGGCGAGGGCTTCGGATTCCTGCGCGGTGCTCTGCTGGCCCTCGGAATCCCGTTGCGCATGGTCCGGCCTCAGCAATGGCAAAAGGGCCTTTGCCTGGGCGCTCCTTGCAACAAGCCCGCACGCAAGCGCGCCCTCAAGGCCAAGGCGCAGGAAATGTTTCCCGCGCTCAAGCCCACCCTGAAAACCTGCGACGCGCTCCTAATCCTCGACTGGGCCAATCGGTGCCTTTGATGCCATGAGTGACACAACGAAAATCGAGTGGTGCGACCATTCTTGGTCGCCGTGGGAAGGTTGCACAAAGGTAAGCCCGGGCTGCCTCAACTGCTACGCGGAGGCCCGCGACAAGCGGCACCTATTTGGCCCGGAAAGTCACTGGGGAAAAGGCGCCCCGCGCAGACTCACCAAGGACTGGCGAAAGCCGGTGAAGTGGAATCGGGAAGCGGCATCCAAGTGCTGCGGCTTCTGCGATTACGACGAGGCCGAAGGCGACCTGATCCAGCAATGCAGCAAGTGCGCACGGCGCCAGACGGTATTCCCGTCCGTCTGCGACCCGTTCGACGCCGAGGCGCCGATTGAGTTGCTCGCCCGGTTTCTCGGGCTTATTCACGACACGCCAAACCTCGATTGGCTGCTTCTGACCAAGAGGCCCGAGAATTTCCAGGCCAGACTTGAAGCGGCTCATTCCGAAATTCTTGCCGGAACCGGCGCGTCGACAATGGTCAACCGTTGGCTTGGGTGCACGTATCCTGGGCTTAGCTTCCCGGCCACACCTCCGCCGAATGTCGGGATCGGGACCAGCGTCGAGGACCAGACACGAGCAGACCAACGCGTTCCGGCGCTCCTCAAGATCCCAGCGCGGGTCCGGTTCCTTTCGGTCGAGCCGTTGCTTGGCGAGATTGATCTAACGTCGTTCCTGTGGGGCTCCGACCCGACGTGCGAGCATTGCCCAAAGGACGCCGATTGCTCTCATGGGTGGGAAACAAGAAAGGCCAACGGCCATCCATCCATTGACTGGGTCATCATCGGCGGTGAGTCGGGCCGAAACGCCCGACCGTGCAACGTCGATTGGGTTCGCTCGATCGTGCGGCAATGCCACGACGCGGGCGTCCCTTGTTTCGTGAAGCAGTTGGGGGCGCGTCCCGTCGTCACCATTACCGCGGGTCAGGCAATGCCGGATGACTTCCGCGCATTCTCCCACCCCAAAGGCGGCGATCCAACCGAGTGGCCCGAGGATCTGCGCGTGCGGCAATTCCCGGAGGTGAAACCATGAACACCGCCACCGTTCTCTACTCGTTCGTTGGCCGCGTCGTCACGCAGAACGGCGCCAGACTCACGGCCATGGGTCAGATCAAAGGCCCGCCGGGGGCGCCGTTTGCGCTCTACGAGAAGGCTGCCGACGCAACCAAGTCACTCATCGGCCACCGACCAGACCCTAGGACGGGCGTTGCGCTCAACCGAATGCACGGGGTTGAGTTCCTCGACGCCATCCAAGAGGCAGTGCGCGCTGCCGCTGACGTGTGGGGAATTGCCGAGGCCCAGCTTTACAGCCGGGAACGCTCCGAGCGCCTGTGCAAGCCGCGCTTCGTTCTCTACCGCTACCTGAACCGCAACTGCGGGCTCAGTACCATGGAGACCGGCAAGCTGATGAACAAGGACCACGGGTCGGTCATTAACGGAATCCGCAAACTCGACGCGTGGGAAGCCGAAGACGCCGAGTTGCGCGGGAAAATCGCAGAGTTCAACCGGCGCGTGGGGCGCGCAAACGCAGGGCCGTTTTATGAAGGCTAACGAGATACTTCGACTGCTCGAAGAGCGGCACTTCGAGGACGTGTTCGTTCCAGAATGCAAGAACGGGCCGACCCAAACGACCTCGCATCTTCGACTCGACGGATGGGCGATGGCCAAGTCGTGGGCCATCCCGAGGATGATCGGGTACGAGATAAAGGTGAGCCGCGGCGATTTCAACGGAGACTCCAAGTGGATGGGCTATCTCCCGCTCTGCAACGAGCTGTATTTCGTCTGCCCGCCGAAGCTGATCCAACCACAGGAGGTTCCGGAATGCGCTGGCCTGATCTGGGCTGGCGCCCGGCTGTTGACCAAGAAAAAGGCGCCCTACCGGATAATCGACCCTCCGGTCGACCTCCTGAAATACATCCTCATGTGCCGGGTCTCGATCACGAGATACGAGAGGGATCCGAAGCCGGACGAGGACAAGAAAGCGGAGAGGACGGCCCGGATGCGCCGGTGGATCGAATCCAGGAAGGAGGGCGAAGACGTCGGGTACATGATCGCCCGGCAGATTGGGGAGGAGATGCGGAGGTTCCGGTCGGAGAACACCCAGCTCAAGGCGGAGAACGCGAGGCTCGCCAATGTGGGCGAGAAGCTCGAGGAACTGGGGTACCCCGCTTGGGCCAGCCCCGGTCAGGTGGAGATGGCTTACACTAGGCTGAAGCAGGAGGTCCCACCGGAGTTCGTCAGGCTATTCCGGGAGATGGCCCACCGGATGGACAACTTCGCTTCAAAACTTGAGAAGATTCATGGCAACAATGAGTGACACCGAGCGCATCAACTGGCTCGAGGAAATGGGCGGCGAGTTAGCCGTCCTCCGCGACGACAGGCTCGCCTCTACCGCTTACCGCGCCTATACCCCTTTCACTTCATGGGTGGACGGCGAGAACCTGCGGGACGCGATCGACAAGGCGCGGGCGAGGATTGAGGAGGGCGGGAAGTGAGGATCCGCACCGTTAAACCCGAGTTTTGGCCTCACCCCGTCATGGCGCGCCAAGAGGACGCTGTGCGGCTCGCGGCAATCGGCTTGCTGAACATCGCCGACGATGAGGGTTACTTCATCGCCGAGCCTGCGATTGTCCGCGCCGCCATATGGCCATTCGACGAGGACTCGTCGAGGACTCGTCGAGCCCTCGCGCAACTGACTGTTTTGGGGTGGATCGAGCAGCGCGAGCACCCGACGCAGGGAAAAGTTGGCCGCGTGGTGAATTTCACCAAGCACCAACGCATCGACCGCCCAACCGCCTCAAAATTAAAGACTTACTTCCTCGACGAGTCCTCGACGATGATTCGACGAGGGCTCGACGAGTCCTCGCTGCTGGATCAGGGATCAGGGATCAGGGATCAGGGATCAAGGGAGCAAGGGATACATGCGCCGGCTTCGCCGACGCTTGAAGGTGGGTCCGACATGGCTTCTGACGAGGTTGAGAACACCGGAAATGGCAGCAAGCCGGGGAGGAAGCGCGACGAGGCTTTTGAGGCTCTTGGAGACATTGAAGGCGGCTTCAAACTCCTTACACCTTCGGCCAGGGGATCGGTGAACAGGGCTCTAAAGGACATCCGAAGCGTTACGCCTGATGTCACCTCAAACGAAATACTTAGGCGGGCCGCCATCTACGAAAGCCATTTTCCAAACTCCACCCTGTCAGCCTCCGCGCTGGCGAAGCATTGGGCGCGATGCGCTCGGATGCCTGAAAGAAAGGCCCAAAATGGACAGCACCCAAACGACCGAAACCTTAGTGGCGGGGATCTGTGGGACGCTACAGCGCCCGGAGGCGAGGACGATGTCCCAGTCTGACGGGAAGGCCCCGCCGTGGAGCCAGGACGCCCGCTGGCGTGCTTTTCACCTCGGGATGGATGAGGAGCACCACCCGAAGGCCAAAAGCCTTGCCTTGAATGCGGAGTGGTTCGCGAAAGCCTACCTCGAGGACGACCGGACCAACGGGGATTCGCTGTGCATCGCCGGAAACACGGGTTGCGGCAAAACCCACGCCGCCCGCCGAATCTGGGATTACGTCCGGGGGCGGCAGATTTCCGCTTGGGCCGCCGGCAAGTTTGGCGCCGTTGACCACATCGGTGCCCCGGCGTTCCTGCGGTGGGACAAGGTCGCCGAGGTCCCGGATGCCGAATGGGCGGAAATCATCGCCGGTGAGGTGAAGCCGTCGCGCCTCGTGGTGCTCGACGACATCGGTGCTGACACCGACCGATTCAAGTCCGGGGTCCCGGCGCGGAGGTTAAAGGAGGTCCTCGACGCCGCTGAGGGCAAATGGCTTTTGGTCACGACGAACATCGCCCGACCGGACTTCAAGGCGCACTTCGGGCAGCGCGTTGCCGATCGGTTGACCCGTTGCCGATACCTGGGGCTTTTCGAGGTGCCGAGCTACCGCCACAAGAAAGCGAGCCCCGAATGACCGATCACGAAGCCACGCTTTGGCGCATCAAAGCGGAGCGCGCCCAACGCGAGGCCGCGCAACTGCGGGAGATTTTGGCGGCGGAAATGTCGTCGAGGCTTCGGCTCGCAAAACAGGTCGAGGAACTGACATCGGAGATTCGGCGAATGAAACAGCGGATTGCGGGAGTGACTGACTTATGACGACCAACCTACTCGTTACCCTCGTTTGGACTCTCGCCACCAACTCGGTTTTGGTGGGTAAGGTGAGACACGTTGACGTGCCGATTGGCAATGAAGCCCTCGATGGAATGGTCGCCTCGGTCCCTGCGGTCATTCATCTCGATCGAGTAATGCTCACCTATCGGCATGACCTATCATCCAACCTCGTCGCCTCGTTCTCGGTGATGGGTACAACGCAGATGGTGGGCATACTGTCTGTGC